GTGGCGAAGATTCTCAGGAGCGTTGATGCCCCGGACAGTCGTCGTCACCTGAACGATATTCGAGATGTTGTTGGCCCCGGTGTAGGGTGTGAGTATCGTCGATTGGTTCTGGTTCGGAAGAGTCGTCGTCATACCAGTCGTCGGATCATCGTCAGCCAGAGAGACAACCGGACCTTGCCAGTTCCCATAGGCACCCACTGCCGTTGGACGCAGGAGATCCATACGAGCATTTCGGGTATCAGCATCAGCCACAATGATTTCCGAGTAGTAAGACCGACCAACAGTTTCGTTGGCAGTTCCAAAGAAACCACCAAGAAGCATACGTGCAGGTCGGAAGTAGGATGCAACCGGGATGTCGTAGGTATGAAGCAGGAGTTCGTTGCAGTAGCAGCGAACCTGAAGATTCACACCCGTGAACTTGTACTGGACATCGAATGTGCGAAGCTGGTTGTTTCCCCAAGGGATGAATCCCCGGACTTCAGCATAGTTCGATCCATCAGCAGTCAGGTAGAAGTGGAAACCTTCACCAGATGTGATCCGGTTATAGAACGAAATACGATAAATGGATATACCATCATCTGTGGTAAGTTCTAAGAACTGTTCATTATTGTTAATGTAAAAGTCTTCAGCACCAGCCCGGAAATGGAACCACCATTCATTTACTGCACCGGGATCAGTGATCACCGGAGAAGAAACCTTCATCGCAGGAACAACTTCCAGCGAGTAAGGCACACGATTTGAATCGAAACTCCAACCCGGAGCACCGATCACGGATCCCGGAAAGTGGGACACCGAATTTGAGGCGAAGAGGATATTAGGCATGACGTGTTCCTTTCGTTGTCCCTAATTAGAAGAAGCTGGCTTGGAAGTCGATAGCCCAGACATACCCTGAACTAGCAGTATATGGACCATTGTTGGTATAACCAATTTCAGGAAGGGCAGAGATGTTTGCCTGCCAACCGTTTACCCATCGGGAATGTTGAATCCTTGTATTCAAAGGGTCTCCGTTCCAGTTGTTGATCCAGTTCAAACGACCTTGATTTGGGTCTCCAGAAACGATGTTTGGATTTCCTGCAAGATTCTTATCCCAGTAACCAATCACAAAGTAATCACCGGGTTCAAGGATAAGAGGAGAAGATAGAACATGCTCAATCTGTACGGTAGTGGTAGAAGGAGTACCTCCATCATCATAAGATGCAGATCCTGTTTCATGGACTTCACTGACCATGCCAAAATACCAAAACAAAGATTTCTGATCGTTTACCTTGGCAACGATCCAATCATAATCATGGCTTTCGTTCATGATTCCTAGTTTGAATCTTTCAACATTCATACGCGAGAAGGAACGATAGACGTTTGCTTTGAAGTTGGTGTCATCTACATCAAATAAACTAAAGCCAAAAGTTGGAACAGAGAATGGAGCTTCAAACACATATGGCTGTGTACCATGTCCGATGTTGAAGACACGACGTTCTGCTGAATCCCAGTTACGAGCGACACGAGTCGTGTCAAAGAATTCAACCTCAGTCCAACGAATACCATCATCAGAACCTTCGACTATGAAAGACGTAGGCATTTGGAATGCAGCACTTCCGGGACGAGCAGTGAGACTGATCGCTTGTGGTTTCCAAGGAAGTGCTTTGTTGTATCCAATCCAAGAAGATCCTTCAGCGATGGAATTTTCAGCACCTGCCCAGTAGGTGGCATTCGTGTCATCGAAAGCACCGTCAGCATTGACCACACCGAAACCAGCGGAACCAAACAGAATAGAACCACCAGTCGCAAGATCCGTACCTGCTGGGGTGTCGAGGAACTCTGCTTCAGACAAAGCACCACCAGACCACGAGTTCGCAGACAGGAATCGGATCCTCCAGCTATCGAAGGTTGGTCCAAAGTTCCGGGTATTCAGTTTCGGCCCTTTCCGAATGAAAGAAGTGATCCAGTCAATTTGGGCATTGATATTATTGTCTCCTGATCCATCCCAGAGGTATTCTTGGATGAGTCGAACAAACCGAGTTCCAGAAGGAATCGGAGTGTCAGAGGAACGAGCAAAGAAGATATTGACTGGGGTTTTGAATAGACCAGCACCATCATTGAATCCAAGAAGAGTTGTGCCATCAGCGGCATAGAACTCAAAACGGATATTGGCCATATCACTTTCACTTGTTGAAGACCCTTGTTGCCAATAGGTTTCGATAGAGCAAAGACCAGCATCAATGTCTGCGTGCCAGACATCCCATAGATACACATCTTGAGATAGAGAAGTGTATGGGGTGTTGGATCCAGCAGGATGGACATTGAATCCACCATAGAAACTGAGGTTTCCTTCAATGGGATCAATTGCTCCATTCTGTTGTTGTACATAAGTTGCAGATCCAAAGATATCCCAACCAAAGACACCAAGCTCAGCATTTTGGTTTCGCATAGCCAAAGGCTGAGGAACACTCTCTATTAGAGGTTCACCAATATCATTCCAAATGACTGCGATACCAAGATCACGTTCGAGAACAGACAAAGTATTTGTAACCGAAAGACCAGTAATCACAGGAATGTTCATGGCATTTACGTCATGTCGATCATCAGCACCCATACCAGTTGTGAAATATGCGACAGCACGCATAGTATCGAGACGGTCATCAGTTCCAATACCAGTCATGAACATGGTGTTATATGAGAACATAGTTTGAAGTTTGTTTGCACGAAGACCAGTGATTCCAAAGAACTCAGCTTCTCTGAGTTCAATTGGTTCAATCAAGGTACAGAGAACAGAATTGGAAGAAATGGCATAACTTTCTCCGATTCCGTTATCACCTCGAACTTCACAGGTGAGAGTCACACCATCAAAGGTTTCATCTGTGAATATCTCATAAGCGTTGGCTCCCGGAATATCTACACCATCTGCCATCCACTGATAGTAGTAATCAGCAGTTGGAGATGCTTCCCAAGTACCAACCTCACAAACAACACGTCCGGGAATGACACCAGATCCGGTGAGAAAGGGTTGAACCACATTCACCGGGGCGAAGCGATATAGGGGACGGGATGCTTCCGGCCCATATAGACTAGGAATCAGGTGAACTCCTTCCCGGATTGACGGTTCAATGTGAACGATGTCAACGCTGCGGGTTTGGTCGTTATCCTGACTTCCTGTGTAAGCAGGAGGATGAGGCATTACCGCAGATCTCCCTCAATGTAGAATGCTGCATCAGCAGTTGCGATGATACGAATCGCGGGCATGTTTGCACGAGGCAAACGAACACAGTTTGAATCATTCACGGTGTACGAGGCTTCAGCCGGAGTGAACCAATTGCCATCACGATCCTTTACCTGAAACTGAACAGTCCCAGTGCGAACATCGCATACGACATTGAGATCCACTGCGTGAGGACCGGCTGCCTGTGCAATCACATCTTTACCACCTTCTTCCGTCTTGTCAGCGATGGTGTACCAGATGGGATTGCAAACATAGTTGGTAGAGCATGATTGACGCATTTGCTTTCCAGTCTTGGTTTAGGTTATAGGCCATTGTGAGTATCGCAATATCACGAATATGGAGCTTCTAGCAATGCTGACACTTCAAGAGGTACAGGACTCGCTGCCAGCAGGGCAGAAAGGAGTTATCACCCAAGACATGGTGAATCAACTCAACAACTTGTCCAAGGATCCGGAGGAAGCTCGGTACATCCGAGAAAACTTCGTTACCTTCAGCCAAGTCTTGAGTGAGGGTCGCTTCAAATTGGGCGATTACGTGCGTGCAGTTATGTACGTGTCTCACAAAGTCATGGGTAAATCGAATCTCGATGCCTACAAGGCGACGTTTCCTGATCGGTACAAACAGATGATTGCTGACGGGCGACAGCCAAAAGACATCGCTTCCTATGTGGCTGCCTACAACAAAGGCAAGCTGGTGAATATGGTTTATGAACGAGCCATGATTCCAACATGGGTTCTGAATCAGGACATGTTTCAATCTGCACTTAACACCCAGTATGAGATCATGAACGACGTAAGCGTAAGTGATAAGGTTCGGGTGGAAGCAGCAAACTCGATTCTGACTCATCTCAAAAAGCCTGAAACAAACAAGGCTGAACTGAAAGTCGAGATTGGAATGAACGATGGGATGAAGGCTCTGGAAGCTCGTTTGGCAGAAATGGCAGAAATGCAGATGAAAACCATCGAAGGAAATGCCATGTCTGTACAAGAGGTTGCAGCACTTCCGCTGAACATTCCTGATGCAGTCGAGGTGAAGGATGAGTGATTTTCTCGGACGCAAATCAGTCGATGATTATCTGAACGAAGTCGATTTCGATTGGCTCAACGGAGGTGGATACCGTCCGTCGAAATTTGCGTTGGAGTTCATGAACTTCATCAAGCTCTGTAATGATGGCCGGGGTGAAGACAACAAGACCCCGGTCATGCACCTTGCGATGCTGGACAAACTCCCGACCAAGCACAAGAAGATCACGAATCTGTGTGCTCGTGGTACTGCGAAAACTACGCTCTTCATGGAATACCTCACTCTGTATTTGGCAATGTTCAACAAGATTCCGGGATTCGGAACTGTTCCCGGTATGCTCTACATCTCAGATTCGATGGACAATGGTGTGAAGTCTGCTCGGGAATCTATCAAAAGCAGATACTACTCCTCGGAGTTCCTTCAGACATGGATGCCGGAAGAAGGTGTGAGATTCACTGAGAACTACATGGAATTTCACAACAAGCAGGGTGGAAAATTTGGTGTGAAGATGTTCGGTGCCAAGTCTGGTATTCGAGGAACCAAGATCTTCAACCGTCGTCCTGTTCTGGCTGTGATGGACGACTTGATCTCAGATGCTGATTCGAAGTCTCCTACTGCAATGGAAGCGATCAACGATACCGTGTACTCGGGTGTGCAGTATGCTTTGGATCCGACTCGTCACAAGATGATTCTGAATGGAACTCCCTTCAATAAGGAAGACATCGTGTATCGGGCAATTGAGTCTGGTGCTTGGGAGGTGAACGTTTGGCCGATCTGCAAGGAATTCCCCTGTGAACGTGAAGACTTTTCTGGTGCATGGGAAGACCGATTCACTTACGACTACGTGCGTGAGATGTATGACTCGGCTGTGAAGGAAGGCAAAGAAAAGTCCTTCCGTCAGGAACTCATGCTTCGAATCACGAGTGATGAATCTCGCTTGGTTCAGGAAGCAGACATCAAGTGGACGCTTCGTCAGGACATCATGTCTCAGCGTCGGAACTACAACTTCTACATCACCACGGACTTTGCTACGTCGTCGAAACAGACTGCTGACTTTTCCGTGATCTCAGTCTGGGCCTATGACAAGGATTCCAACTGGACATGGGTGGATGGTGTCTGCGAACGCCAAACCATGGACAAAACCATGAATGACCTGTTTCGCTTGGTTCAGGAATACCAACCAATGGGGACAGCGGTGGAGATCTCTGGTCAACAGGGTGGATTCATTCCTTGGATCATGAATGAAATGAACCATCGTGGGATCTATTTCAACTTGACTCATGAGAAGGGCAAACCGGGTATTCGACCTGTAACTGATAAGCTCTCTAGATTTCAGTTGGTTGTTCCGTTATTCAAGGCTGGAAAGATCAGCTTCCCCCTTGAGATGAAAGAAACTCGGGTACTGGGCTTGTTCATGGAACAAATCTCGTTGGCCACGAAGGACGGTATCAAAGGGAAGGATGATTGTCTCGATACTATTTCGATGCTCCCTCTCCTGAATGCTTGGACTCCGAATCCTGAAGAACCCATTGAGGTTGAGAAGGAACCAACAGAAACAGCAATCTGGGGTGATGCTCTTCAAGAAGAAGAGTATGCAACCGAACTTGAGGCTTACATCGTGTGAGGGAATACCATGATCGTCACATTCGAAGAATTCACAACGAAGCTCGCTCATGGTCAGTTGAAAAATACTGCTCTGGTCGATGATGCGGATACAGGTGAGATCAACCCCGGTCATGAGGATCAACTCCTTGAATTGACCAATCAGGGATTGGTTGACATTTTCACCAAGAAGAAACTGTTGGAGTCTCGGGCCATTCTGACCCTGACTGCCGGTCAGAACATCTATACTCTGGATCAGTCTCCTGCTGCTGATTTTGAAAACATGATCCGTGTTCTTCAAATTGAAGCTGTTCTGAATGGTTATGAACTGGAAGAAAAGAACAAGCGTGTCTTTGTTCCGAAGAGCAACAAACATGTGACTCTTCCATCAAGTTCGACGATTCGATTCTCGACTTACTTCCTTGAAAACTATCAGCATTCTGTGGATGTGGTTTTCCAAGCCAAACACCCTGTTATTGGTCTGACTGATTCCATCGACATCCCTGCACACATGTATGAGGCACTTGTGCTTTACGTGAGCGGCCTGTACCTGAGCCATATGGGTGGAGAGCAGCATACGGCCAAAGGTGACTCCTACTACGGGTTGTACTTGAAGATGATGGCCGATGATGAAACAAACAACTCATCCGGGACATCCGAAGTCGTTGACGAGGATACCCGATTCCAAGATAGGGGTTTCGTCTGATGTCTCAAAAAGATCCAAACCTTTTCGGAGAAGTCTTCAACCAACGTGCCGCTATCCTGACTTTTTTCGGGATGCTTGGCGGCTCGGTAAGGGCTGCTGTCCTTAAAACTTCTTGGAAAGAAGGAGTTCGTGTCGTATTCGTGGGTGGTGCCGTTGCATTTGGTGTCGGAGTTCTTGGGCCTGTGATTATGAAACCTTGGATTGGAGAGTTGCCAGATGAAATGGCTGGAGCAATGGGGACACTCACTGCTGCTTCATTTCTTATTGGTTTGGTGGCCGTGACTCTTGTCGAGCGTTTCATCGCAGGTGAATCAACTGAAACTCTGGAACCACAACGTCGTGAGTATCTCCCCAATGACGAGGAGAAGTCCAATGAATGAGAATCATTCATACATCCCCCAACTTCGGGTAGAGAAGACAACCCAAAACAAAGATGATCTGAGAGTGATGATTGCAGGAACATTGTTCTGCATTTTCATGATTTTGATGGAACCATTTGCATTCAGAGTCTATGATTTCATCTGGGCTGATCGACCATTTGTATCAGCTACAGTGGAGATCATTGGGGTGGAAGGATCTAATATTCCTGTCATCAAGTATGATGCTGATGCTACTCAGAATGTGACTGGAACATGGATTGTCAGTATTCATGAAGCAGGTGGTGATCGTATCACTTCCCGTCGTGGACCGGGGTCTTACAACGCTCTTGAAGATGATCCCAAGATCTGGACTTGGGCTGCTTTCTTTGACAATGAACAGGATACGAACACACCAGTCGTACCCACATTTCCATTTTTCATTTGTGTTCAATATGATGTGGATGCTCGGGATTCGGGAGTTAATGATCAGACTGAAAATTTCTGTTCTGATGTCTATAATCCTTCAAATCCTTTCTACGAACTGAATGATCTACTCGAAAGGGTCGAATGATGTACTCAGCACGAGAATACCAAGGACGAGTGAACGGGATCATGGGTGGTCCCGTTTTGACTGTTGATG